GATAGTTGCTCTGCAAGTAGTATGCGTGGTGCAACTACAACAATCGTACCATAATATTCTAACTGTCTGACAGCATCCATAATCATACAGATGGTCTTACCACCACCAGTAGGAACAATGATTTGTCCTTTGTCATTGTCTAACATTGATTGGATTGCTTGCTCTTGATGGGGTCTTAATTGCATTAGTGTTCTTTAGATATTATTAGTATAGCAACTCTGTTAGTGGATTAGGGTCATCTTGTGCCACTTCATCAACTGTCTTTAATCTTTTTTCTGCTATAGTATAGTAATTCTCATCCCTTTCAATACCAATAAATTCTCTGTCGGTATTAAGACAAGCGATACCAGTAGTTCCTGACCCCATACAAGGGTCAAGAATTGTATCTCCCTCATTTGAATAAGTTTTTACCAAATACTCATATAGTGCTATTGGTTTTTGTGTTGGATGTAGTTTACCCTCATCTTCTGCTGTTTTAAAATATAAAACACTTCTTGGGTATCTTGTACCTTCGGTATTTTTAACGTGAACTGCTTTAGTTTGCTTTCCATACTGAATTGCATCACGAACTGCTTTACCCTTATCGTAAGGTTTGCCTACTGTCATTTGTGGATTATATGTTGGTTGTTTCTTATAAAATACAACTATGTCTTCGTGTGACCTCATAGGTTGTTTCTTCGCATTGAGATAACCAGTTGACTTTGATTTCTCCCACACTAAACAATATTTAAAATTAGCATAGTTAGTGGATATGAGTACAGATGTAAATGGTTGAGCTGCTGTGCTTACAATTGCACAATTAGGTTTACATATAATATCAACATAATACCAGAATTTATCATAATCAATAATCTTATCCCACTCATTACGCTTTTTGTTCAATGTTCCATACGGAAAATCTGTCAATAATAAATCAACACTTTGGGGTTTGATGTTAGAAAACACATCAAACATATCATCATTATATAATTTCATTGTTTCATTCATTTGTCTTTATTATAGCATCAAAAAACTCCTTATGCAAGGGGATTGTGACAGTTTTGTAAGTGTCTATCTATATTTTTTCCAATATTTTTCGTCTATCAATCCCATTGAGTGTAGTAAATATTCATCTTTTAATATCAAATTACAATCTCCGACTATTGCTAGTCTTTCACCTTCAAAATCTGTTTTGATACATTGAGTGCTATGTGATAACCGACTAGGAAAGAGTGAAACATATCCTTCCTTTGGATGTATGAAAAATGTTTTAGAGTTGAGTGCATTAAATTCCTTAATCATATTCTTATCATCATTATTGTTATGTGAGTTAGCACCTAAAAATAAACTATTAAAGTTTTCTCGATTTAAAAATTGAGTTGTATGAGAGTATGGTGGAATATTAAGATAGTAAACGAATGACACATGACTAGTAGAATGAATATGCCAAGGGATTTCTTTGTAATCTCTAGTTCTTGAAATCCAAGTCTTCGTTATGCTATAATTAAACATATCCTTGAATTTAAGAACATCCAACACATAAATTTTTATATGTCTGACAATTTCCCTAAACATCGAGTCCATTGATGGTTCTAGATGTATTAGTGGATGCACTTGTTCCTCACTTACTGTGGTTGATATTTCATTCTCCTCATAATCAAATTTATCATACAACCTCATAAATTCTTTCTTATGTTCAGTATGGTTCTCAACCTCTCCAACATAAATTGTGGTGGGAAAAATATTAAAAATTTGTGTCTTGTTATCCATATAGATATACTATCATGAAAAATATTTTTAAAGAAACAAAATATCATTTAGAAGTTGAAACTGGTTGGAGTTATCAATTCCACCTATGGCACTCTATCAAAAATTCTGCTATACTAATAAAAATATCCTTTAAAAGTTTAGTTCACGGGTTACTACCATTTATATGGAAATCCGATGCACCAAGAGATATAATAATATTATACCATACTATAATGAAAATACAACACATAAGGAAAATGGATAAGTTGAGGGGGATAAAGAAGAGTAAAAGATATGAATAAAATCATCATCGTTGGTGGTGGAACTTCTGGTTGGATTACACTTGCATATCTAGTTGCGACCACTAAACTTGACATAGTTATAATTCATAGTGATGAGATAGACACTCTTGGTGTAGGAGAAAGCACGACACCTACAATTAAACACGTTGCTGAAACTTGTGGTCTTGATGAAAAAACATGGATGAAAAGATCGAAAGCATCATTTAAATATGGTATAGAATTTCTAAACTTCAATAATATTGGTAGTAGATGGTTTCATAGTTTTGATGATTTTATTCCTAGTCAATGTTTTTCAACACCAATAACAGAGTTCGGTAAAAGTAATTTTAAGAAAGAATTAAGTTCAGTAGAATATTTCTTACATCAAAGAGTACACGATAAAAAATATAACTCAGATTGGTTTAACACAAGTCAAGGTGGTAGTCAATTATTAGTTGATAAACAACTTAGTCCTTACAATGAAAATGGTATAGTAAACTTCAATAAATTTCCAGGTTATAGTTATCATATCAATGCTCACGAATTTGGCAGTAGTCTTCGTGATAATGTACCAACTGATAGATACACGGAAATAAAAAGTACCGTAAAAAATGTAGAGTATGGTGAAGAAGGAATTAAAAGTCTCACCCTTGATGATGGGTCAAAGATAAGTGCAGACCTTTATGTTGATTGCTCTGGTTTTAAAAGAATATTAATAAACAAGTTAGCATCCTTTAATCACTATGATGGTTTAATTAACAATGCTGCTGTATGGGGTTCAGTTAAAACTCAAAGTTACAGACCAAGTACAATAAGTATTGCACAAAAATATGGTTGGATATGGGAAACACCAACTTGGGGTCAGATTGGTTCGGGGTATGTCTTTTGTGATGACTTTATATCTACTAGTGATGCTGAAAAGTATATGATAGATTACTGGAAATTAAAGGGATACAATTGGAAACCAAAGAGGTCTGTAAAATTCTATAGTGGATCTCTTGATAATATTGCTGTAAAGAATGTTGTAAGTAATGGTTTAGGTCAGAGTTTTATTGAACCACTTGAAGCTACATCAATAATGGTTATATGTGTAACAGTAAAAAATATTTCAAAATTAATTAATAAAAATAAAAACTGGGGAAACAAAGAAAGTATAATATTAAGTAAGGTGATGAAGAAATTTTTAAATGAAACAATGGAATACGTTTTAGGTCACTACACATTATCTAATCGGAATGATACAGATTATTGGAGAGCGTATGATAAAACTGATGCTGTGAAAATAACATCTGACATGATACAAAGTAAACTTAACAATGGGTGGGTTCATCATGGTGAAACAAATTTAAATTTATATAATTGGGCAAGTATGTTAGTTGGTTATGATAAACCTTATATAAATGAATTACCAAAACTTACTCAAAATCAAATTAAAGAATATAAATTCTTTACAAGTCAATTAATATCAAACTACAACTATCATTACAAAAATAACGTATCTGTAAAATCTCGGTTAGATTATATCAATTCTTAGTAAATATTGCTAACACTCCGTCTGTCACGTCAACATTATAATCCTCATATGGTTCTAGAACACCATAATCAAACACAGAAAGTTCTTGATTTTCAACAGTAGGATTTCCATCTAGACAGATCAAAATTGACTCTTTGCTTACTCTTATGAGTTCTCCTGTCACAATACATCCATCCCAATCTTGTTCCTTATCAAGAGTATTGAAACCTATAATATGAAAATCCTCGATAGCTTCCATAATAAAGGCATCATATAGTTTATCTTTAGTACAATAAAAATCTTTTTCTTTCAAAATGTCATATTCCTTTTTGAAAGGTACACCGAATTTTACAGAACCTTTAACAACATATTGAAATAATCCATAACTATAATATTCTGGCTCAACCCCAACCCAACCTTTCTCTGCTTCTAGTGAGCAAATTGCAAAGTTGTCATCACGACATTTTTTAAAAGCACCCTTAGAGTTCATTTGAATTTAAATTTTCTAGTGTTAATATAAAATGTAGATGAATTAGTTTGACTAGAATTAATCATCTTTATTTTTTTTATTATAAATTTTTTCATCGCCAATTGCTATTGTCCTGTGACACTGCCCAAGTTGATATTATATATTTGTCCTGACCTATGGGTGGATTACCTCTATGAGTATGAGTAAATGATGCTGGAAAAAGAATTAATCTTCCCTGCTCTGCTTTAATTCTTTTATTGATGTATAGAAATTCTGTCTCACCACCCTCTTCGATTGTATTCAAATATACTTGTGCAACTAATTTTCTTGCCGATGTTTGTAAACCAGGATTTTCATAATGCCAATCATGAAATCCACCACCTATAGGAATTTTCTTTAACTTTGCATCATATATTAATAATTTTTCTCTACCTAAAGCACTAAATTTTGATAGGTAATCGTCAATGGGTTTTTTTATTTTTGGTAAAAAATGAAGCGATAAGTTATCTCCTGCTAGTACATTAAACTCAGGATGATCATGATTATTAAAATTGATGGTATAATGATCTCGATTATGAAGTTTATCATAATCTTCCTTGAACACGATACCAGCATTAATATAATGATTTATTCTGTCGATATAATCTTCACATTCATCTTTTGAAAATATATTATCGTATGTTAAAATAAAATCGTTAATCATAATTTTACATCCCAAGGGTTAACGCACAAAACAATTCTGTCTCCCATAAATGGTTCTACACAATGATTTAGTTGAGGAGAAAATATAACCAATCTATTAGACTTAGGTGTTATAATATCGTCTTCTATATGCAATTTTCCTCCTCTTAAATTATCTATCTTCAAATAGTATACCATAGAACACAATGGAAATCTAGTTTGTCCAGTAGTCCCATTTAGTTGTTCATCTTGATCAATATGCCATCCTCGTGGTTCTGTATTATTATGCGACCAAAACTCATATCCCTTACAAGTAGTCAGGTCATAGAAATTACTAGCAACATTAACCATTTGAACACAAAAATCTTTAAAGATGTGTTCCTCCTCTAATGAGTACCATCTTTCATTAAAGTTTTTCTCGTTTGTATTTTTGGTATTATTTTCTAAAATTTGAATACAATCACTCTCAAACGTAGAATTTCCTACGATATTATCTAAAATAGTTATCATTCAATAATTATAACACACTTCCAACATGAACGCCACCATCACCAGACGCTAATGTTTTATCTCCTGTAGAATTACTTTGAACAGTGCTATTACTGAATATTAAACCATACCCACTAAAACCAGGTTGTCCACCACTACCTCTGTTAGGACTTCCAGCATCACCACTTGTAGAAGCATCAGTTTTATCTCCACCATCTCCTCCACCTCCTGCTTGGCCACCACCTTCTCCATGTTGACCACCACCGCCACCATCACCACCAGCATCAAAAGTTGCATCACCACCAGCTTTACCTTTTCCAGCAAGATCACCTAAGTCCTTTCCTTTACCACAATTTCCATATCCACCAGCATTTTCTGCACCACCAAATCCAACAGGGATGCCAGATCCACCGCCACCACCGCCACCAGACCTACCAAAGTCTCTGGGGTTTTTGTTAGGATCAGACCATGAACCTGCACCACCGCCACCGCCACCATATCCACATCTTATAGCTCCATTATTATCAATTGCTGCTGGATATTCAATACCTAATCCAGCGGTTCCTGTAAATGCTCGTGCAGGTGTGCCACTATTAGTGTTTCCTATCTGTCCATTTCCTCCAGCACCCTGTATTCTTCCTGAAGAACCAATATCAATATGTAATGTTGTACCAGATGGCCAAACACCTGTCCTTAATGCAACTTTACTTCTATCTGCTTCTTGTTGAGTTGCATTAGTTGTATTTGACTTTTCACCGCCTATATTTTTATTTACATTAATAAAAACTTT